TTTCCATTTCCAGTGGCAACAGCTCCACCGCCACCACCACCACCACCATTTGCTATTACAATGAGATTCTCACCTCTCTCATCTCCAATCCAAGATTCTTTACCTGGTTTTCCGGCAGATCCGGCAACACCACCACTGCCACCCAGACCACCATAACCACCGGTACCTACGAATATCGACATAGGTGAACTGTATGTAATATCACTTGAGGAGTAACTTATTCCTCCGCCTCCTCCTCCACCTCCCGAACCACCATATTGATCTGGACCAGTGTTATTACGTTTACCACCTGCCGCACCACCCCCACCGCCACAACCTCCAACGCATATAACTCTAATTTTAGAAGGCGTAACACCTGATGGTGGGGATATTATCATTGCACCCGAAGTGGTATAATCAGTATACATTAATGATCTAGAATTCGCAACATCACTTCCCGAATACGTAAACATTCCAGTATACATTTTTGCAATACTGTTCGTTTCGGTATTCGCTGATCCTGGAAAAGAGTTATAATAGGTTGTGCCACTACCACTGATATCGGTGCTAGTAGTTGTTCCTTGGTATACAAAGTTTTTAATATCTTTCCCATTTACTAAATACTTTGACATTTTATAAATATAAATATATGAAATATAATATTTTATGAACGAATACATATATGAAAACAAAAAAATATCTAATGAAATATGTAATATAATCATAAAAATAGCAAATAAGACAATACTAGATAGTGATGGTATAACAGATATTAGAATAGAACTACCATTATATCCAGTTGAAACCGATGAATATTATACGGTTTGTAACCATCTTACAAATATAATATCTGAAAATATAAAAGTTTATTTGGATAATATTAAATTTAAGACATATTACGAGACTTTAATCCAGACACCAATGTCGATATATATTTCAAGAAAAAAACAGGATAATGCAGAATTTAAAAACGAACTAAACGTTTTTGATAAATATAATTCTTATATTGTATGCATTATATTCTTAAATGATTCAGATGACGGAACAATAGAATTTTGGAATGGTTATAAAGTTACACCGGAAATAGGAAAAATACTATTATTTCCGGCAACATGGGACTTTATATTTAAACATAATTATTCAACCATAACTGATAATTATTATATAAAAACGATATTATATGAAGGTTAATAATGGAATTATTTATATATGAAGACAATACTTCGTTGGATATTTCATTATGTAATTTTATAATAGAACTTTATGAAAATGAAGAAGGCAAATATGAAGGGGTTACTAGAGGCGGTTTAAATAAATTAGTAAAAGATACAACGGATTTTATTATACCATATGACGCGTCATCTAATACCCATTGGTTGAATATTAACGATATATTATATAGTGAATTGAATAAAAATTTAAATAAATATATTGTAAAAATAAGACAATATTTAAATAATGAAAAATATGTATTATTTAATGCTAAATGTTTAACTGAGAACCTATTTATGATTCAAAAATATAATAAAAATATAGGGCATTATATTTATCATAACGACGCATCATTTGAACCAGATAGAACAAAATTTCGCGTATTAACTTATCTATGGTATCTAAATGATATTACAGAAGGTGGCGAAACTGAGTTTTGGGGTAATTATAAAATAACTCCCACCGCTGGTAAATTTATATTATTTCCATCTTCATGGTCATTTCCACATTGTGGAAAAATGCCTATATCCGATAATAAATATATCATTACAGGTTGGTTATATCTTAATTATTAATTTATTTATTTTCACTCAATAAACCAAAATGTAAAAATAGAATAAAACGGTATAAACACAGTCACATAGAATAACCCAATGGATATTTCAAACAATGATACATTTCGCGAAATAACCGCCAATTTACAACGGATTATCGATCTGAATACCACGCAATATCGCGCATACCAACTACGTAATAATATGCAATATATGGCGCAGGGTCAGACCTATTTTATTTATCTCGCGCAAAATGTGATACTCGAATTGGCCATCCTTTTCATCCGATATTTATCCACGCAAATACCCGATCCTGTAATTGCATCCTTACCTGAACCCGCACCCGCACCCGCACCCGTACCCAATACAACTGCTAGACCGATTACGACGACCAACACTCTGACAAATCGTCTACTCAATGAATACATTTTCTCGTATGCATTCGAACCGATCCAATACAATCTCACCAATACAGATACTATATTCAATTCGGCAATACAACCCACAGAAGAACAAATCGAACGAGCCACAGAACATATTCTATATGACCCTTCCGGAAATGAGAATGAATGTCCCATTACATTAGAACGTTTCCAACAGGGCGAACAATTATGCAGAATTATTTCATGCGGTCACGTATTCAAAACGACGGCGATCCGTCGATGGTTTCAACGGAATGTCCATTGTCCAGTTTGCCGTTATGATATACGTAATCAACGACCGGTTGCGATGCATAATGATGATAATGAAATCGATATCGATGATGAGATTGATAGAGAAATGCATGGATCACGTAGATCACGTGGATCACGCAGATCACGCAGATATGGAGAAGGGCAAGGACAAGAAGAAGAAAAAGATCCATATGCAGATTTACCAGATTTGATAGAAGAAGAATCACCTCATTCTTCTCTACCGAATTCATATAGATTCGATTTGTCGTTCAATCCCGTATTAATCGATACAATACGTAGTCGATTTCAAAATGAACCGATTGTCGGTGAAATTACGAATTTGGTGAATATGTTTATGGACCGATCGTCGCGTATGTAAAATAAAATATTCGTTGATGAATGAATATAAAATAATTTTGATAGATTCGCATAATATGGGGTTATTCAATTGTTGTTTTGCCAAGTCAGAATACGATTATGAGGATAAGGATAATGGAGACAATAATTATATGGAAGAGATTGACGAACAGATGAATATGATTCGTATGTATGCAACATTGAAAATGGAATCAATGTTGAAAGAAAAAAATAATGGTAAAACATATCAAGTTATTTATACAAAACGATAGATAGATAGATAGATAGATAGATAGATAGATGAATGTATTTCAAATGTGGAAAAATTCACATTTGAAAATCGATATTCCATTCCCCCCAAAACTGGATACTTACGGTCGATATTCTACTTAGGAATCCAATTGCATTCCCATCGACAAGTCGCCGGGAATCAGTCTATTTTGGTCCCCAAAACTGGATACCTTCGGTATCTACTTAGGCTTAATAATCCAATTGCATTCCCATCGACAAGTCGCCGGGAATCAGTCTATTTTGGTCCCCAAAACTGATCCAATGTGCGGATCCCATTATGTTTATTATGCACTTTCGTCAAGAATGTGTCAAATAGAAGCGTCTTGACTTTCGTCGCGCAGAATTTCTCCTTCTTTTTCATGAATGCTTCTAAATCCCCCTCTGACTCTTTTTCCAGCATCCTGACATCTTTTCTATAGGACATGATTGCCGGTGTTTTGCCCTGCATTTCCCATATCTGTTCTAGAGCGAGACCGAAGAGTTGTTGTAGGGGTTTCATCAATTGATTCGTGATATAGTACACATAATCAATATTCATCTTTTTCTGGATGATATATTCCGGCGTCTCGATTTTTTCCCCTTGGAGCGCTTTCGTATTCGGATTTGTCACATAGACATACTTGATACGATCTCCCGGTTTGGGTTTATTTCCCGGATCGCGTTGGCCCATCCGGTCGGCCAATACTCGGTGTGCAATGGCCTGCGGATTCTTGTAATCACTCCTTAGCGCTTTCGTAATCATGAGTTTATCCGTCGGGGTTTTCCCGTCGATGAGATCTTGTAGCGATTTGTTGAGGAAATTGATGGCGAGTTGGACCGACGTATCCGGTTTCATGAGAATGTCGAGAATACCGCCATAGACGTCTTTCACGAGATCGCAATTATCACGGCGTTTCAACACGAGTCCCATGAATTTGAGTTTTCCCTTATTGGGATCTTCTTCATACAGCATACCCACATACCGTTTTTTCGACAGGAGGATGAAAGGCATCAGGGTTTTCTCATAGGTGAGTGCCATCGGCGGTTTCAAATAACTCGTACATAGATTGGCGACATCTTGTGCGATTTCTATCGTGGCTTCCAGTGCGGGTTTCCCGCGGATCTTTTCTTTCGTTTCCGGATTTTCCAGATTGAAGGTGAAGAATACTGAATCCGTGTTATGCACAATCAGATTGCCGATGCCTGCTGAAAAATGGTGATTTTCTGTGGTCAAGTCATATACAAATCCTTCGTATGGGATACATGCCATTTCTTGTATAGATTCGTAGAATGCGGATTCGTCAATTTCACATGACAATAATTGAGTTCCTATAGTACAATCGTTTGGACAAATGGCTTGACCATTCGGGTCCAATAGAGAATGATCATCCGTGACATCGACCTGACTTCCCTTATCCGTAATGATCCGAATCATGCGTTTATGTGACGCAAGTTCATGGCGTATAATACGGTGGATTTTGGTCCATCCGCATTCCGTCCAAGACTCGACGCCCTGTAATTCGCAAAATTCTTTGGTTTGTTTTCCGGGTTCTTCACATTTTACCCATTGGTTGTCACCATACTTTGCCAAATCTTCTATAGTACATATACGCATTTGACCATTGATGCGAACTTTTACAGGAGTATAATTCGCAACCGAATCCCCATACACATATTCCGCCCTGCATTTCACCGGACCTAATGATGCTGTCTCATAGATACTATCTCCATATACTTCCTCAATCATCCTCTTTGCATAGGTAATCATGAGACGGCCTGTGGCCGTGGTGCATGCCGCCACGTCTTTTTCATAAAAGGTCGATGTTCTCGCCCCGCATTGGCCATATAGAGAATTCGCCGTCACTTTATAACCTAATTGACGTTTGTCCAAGATATTTTGCATGAAGGGATCGGATTCCGTCTTGATCATTTTCCTCGTATCCGCACGGGCTTTCAGCAATTCTTCGAGAATAGAAGGCATGATGGATTTCTGATCATTGGGAAGTTGCGCCCATCGCACAATCATTTTCCCGCATTTCGTCTTGACTTCACTCCCTGTCGGCGTCTTGCGTTTGTATTCATACGTATCGAATTCGACGTCAATGTATTGATATCCCGGTAGATTGTCATATAGATAATTCCCTTGTTGATTCTTTTCGCCAGTTTCTTTTACGAGTCTCCCCTCCAGATCGTATTCTTTCGACCATACTTTACTATCGTGCGAATAATTCTGGCTGATCATGGAAGACGGATAGAGCGACGAATAATCTACACATGCGACGGGATTGTCCATATACATACCGCATTTGGGGGGTAAAACGATGGCGCCTTCGTATCCATCCGCGGTTTTCGGTTTCTGTAGATCGGGCATGAGCGTATCTTTTTCCCTGCATTTTTTCGCGACGTAACTCGTGAGTTTGATGCCCTGACCTCGGAACACTAAGAAACTGATGGGGACACTGCATATACGCGACATTTCGACATATCCCGTAATCACGTCGATTTTATTGAGGAGATGATGCACCAAGTTGCAATCTTGAATACAGTATTTCGCGACGATGGCGCGATCGGCGGAAGTGCCGTTCGAGAGCCGGAAAATATCTTGGGGGCTCACATCGTCTTTCGCCATCCCCCATCGCACATTTTTCTTCGGAATATCGTCGTGTGTCCCCCCTATGACAATGACATTGTACGTCACCATCACCGGAAGTCCCTTGACGATCTCTTCTCGTTCTTTCGTCTTAATATCTAATACGCGGAATTTGTGTCCGTCTTGGTAATAATCGCTACTGAATCCCATGATCTCAATATGAATGAAATCTCCTATATGAAGTCCCATAAGATTCTGGCTCCAGAGTTCGGTGGTATCCTCTATCGCCATACATTCGACGTATTTGACATCGTCGCTGATATATTGTCCCGCTACATCATCCAGTTTATAGGACGACAAGTTGAAATCGCGACGGAAATAGGAGTACATGTCGATCTGGATACGCCCCGACATTTTGAAATATCGGAGATCGTATTCGCCACTTGCAAGTACGATCTTTGTATTCTCGATTTCAAACGTTTTTTTGCCATTCTTTACGACTTCTTTCGCACATATTTCGTCCATTTTTCGAGAGAGAGTCAAAAACGATTCTTCGCATCGATGTTCCTGTGCACGGCGAAACATGAATTCATAATCAAACCCGAATATATTGTATCCTATAATGATATCCGGATTCTCGCGTTGAATGACCTCTGTCCATTGCAAAAGTAGGTCTTTTTCAGTAGGCGCCGTTTCAATGACGGCTCCCGCAACCTCGTCGCATGAACCCAGGACGATACAGTGGTTCAAATAGGGTTCCTTATCTCCGTACCGCATAAACGTGGATCCTATAAAGGTTACTTTATCCCCTTCGATTTTAGGAAAATTGGCGGATTGTCCTCCTCCTCCTCCTGCTTCGTCCGTAGATCGCATCATGGTATTGAGGATCGTGATCTTTTCGTCGCGTTTTACGGATGTGTTCATGAGGAGATGGACGATATTCGAATCTTGTGATCCCAGTAGTCCCTGTCCTATAGAATACTCTCCTCCTCCTCCTCCTCTTCCATCTTCCACGTCGTCGTCCTCCCCCTCCTCCTCTTCCTTCATGCGTTCAAACATGGATTCGATCGTATGATCCTTTCCGGTGGTTTTCGGAATGGACAATTCGACGAGGCGTTTGATGCATTTTTGGATTCGCGGTTTTGTAGGTTGTTCTATAGGATAAATCAGATCGATTCCTGCGAATTTGCTGAATCCGAATCCCGCGAGGATGAGTTTTTCGAGCAACGTTTGTGCGCGATCCAGTTCCATCTTGGGCTGGTTCGAAAAGACGTCGACGATATTCGTCGCTAGACGTTTATAGGATTTAATGGGGAGTGGGAAATCGCCGTGACTACTACTGGCCTCAATATCAAAACTGCATATCTTGTATGGAACCCGGGTTTCTTTTTCCGGAATCGGCGCAATATCTCCACTACTGCACGTATATTCATATAAGCACGTCGTCGTTTTTATGTCACATAGAGAACATTGTTTGACTCGGATCCATCCGGATGGACTGATCTCGTTTATATGAAAGTAGCGGAGTAGGGGTGGGATATTGCCTTCGTAAATAGTGAGTATTTTCCCCAAGTATTTCAGTTGGGTCAATCGGCGTTCTTCCCCGCGATTGTTCGTGTACCACAGATTTTTCACGCGATTCATGGTGGATAGATTCGCAAAGGCGAGTTTCGCGAAACGGTCTTTTTTGCCTCCTGTAAACCCGTATAATTTATGCGCATTCACGAATTCACCGGACAAGATGCAATCGGCACATTGAGGTAACCGCTTTTTAATAAATTCGACGAATCCGGACATGTCGGTCGTTTTCCACGTATTGGGCACTTTACAAAAGAAGAAGGGGGTAAAGTCGCATATGAAAATACTCGCCGTTTCCCCCGATTCATTGATCCCAAAGAGCTGTATCGTAAATGTCTCGCTGTCTTGGCTAGAAGACGCGGTCGATTGTTCATCGCTACTATATTCTGTATGCGTTTCATTACGGTCATATACTTGACTATCTATGAGACGGAATTCTCGATTCAATTGCATTTTAACGTATTATAGGAATAATAGGTTGGATCGGTTTAAATCAATTTTCTGGGTCTCTTTTGGGTGCGTCTCAGATTCGATTTTTGTGGTTTATGTGACTTGACCCATTGTTCTAAACTTGCGGCATCGCGATTACCGGTATAATATTCGAATTCGGTGCCTTTTTTTGAAAAAATCGTGGGATAGCCATTTACTTGAATATTGCCGTATTTTTGTTTGAATTGTGCCATTTTACGTTTTTGCGAACATTCGATTTCAACGAATTCGAAAGGGCTGTTATACCGGTGAAGATTTGAAATGGGACGCCCCTTCGGGGCGCGAATCTTGGTTTTCATTTTCTTCCATTCAGGGATTAATTGTTTGCAATGGAAACACCATTTTGCGTATATTTTCCCGATGAGAATCGGTTTATTCAATTCGCGTTTTCGAGTATATATCATATAGATAATATATAGATAATATAAATGGAGACGAAAAAAGGGGGTATATATTTATCGGTTTTAATATGTGGTCTTTTAGCAATCGTAGTTGGAATATACATTGCAAACCAGATAGAAAGTGCAATAACGATCGAAGGTTTTAATTCATTTTACTATACGAATTTGGATTCAAAAAATGGAATAGATTATTCGTATAATAAAAGTACAGGACAGTCGAATATTATTAATCTTGTTTTAATTATAATTTGTACATTGTTGGTATTCTTTTCATATTATTATAGATTACATGATTCAACTATGGTTGATGCGACTGAATCTAAAAAAAATATTATAAATTACCTTGGTACTCCATTGAAATATATACTCGGATTTATTGCAATCGGTATACCTGCATTGTTTGTAACTCAATTGGCTCAACATTCAGATTCCATGGATATGTTAACGATAATTGGAGTTGTAATATCCCTTTTTATATATATTATTATCATGCTTGTCATCTGCTTTCGAGAAAAAATTAGTAAATTTATATCCGGTGGATCCAATAATGGTTCATCCGGTGGATCCAATAATGGTTCATCCACCGGAGACGTTAAAGGTGGAACAGGTAGAAACCTGTCCCAAATTTTGTCGTTAAGTAAGGGTTTTATAGTACTTCTTTTTTTCATATTAATTATAACCTACATTGTATTATTATATATAATATTTCCCGATAAAAATGTTAACAAGGTTCTATCCTATATGATATTAGTATTTGGACTTATTTTCATATTGACAATATCGTGGATATATAAAACAACCATATTTAATCTAGAGATATACAAAGAAATATTGTTTGAAATAGGGTTGAGAATAATTTCTCCATTTGTTTTCATTTACGGTTTCGTAACTTTTTCGCCGTATCTTGCATTAGTTTTCGGTCCGTTAGCCTTGATGCCAATTACGTTGTTGTTAGGTACGATAATATATGCGTTTAAAGCATTATTTCAATTAGTGATTCAATCCGTAGGCTGGTTTTGGTGTAATAAATTGAGGAATATGAAAATTTTAATTGATATATGGTATTTTATTAGAAATAATATTATTTCTTCATTTTTAATATTTACCAATTTTGTTATATTTGTTGCTTCTATGGCGTTATTAAATACATCCGATGATTTTAAAAAAATGGTCGGTAGAATTTTATATATGTTATTTGTTTTATTATGCATTATATTATATTTTGTTGCGTATGCGAAAAAAATACCAGAATTAATTACTATTATTTTCATATCCATTGCATTTTTATTTTTCTTTGGGTACAAATTTCATATAGAATGGAACGATAAAAATAAATATATATCAAATGGATATGTATGTGCCTTATTTTTTACATTAGTTATGATTATATCATTTGTTAGTGTAACATTAAATTATTATATACAACAAATTAGTGAGAATATTACCGATGTAAAACCAGTTGATGAAAACCAGGGTTCTTCAGATTCAGTTCCTTCAGTTCCTGATACCACGATATAATTATAGAATCGCATTTTTCATTCGATATGATGATGAAACTATTACAAAGTGCATATTTTGATATATATACCAGTGAAGATTTGAAATGGGACGCCCCTTCAGGGCGTATTTCAAATCATTACTGGTATCTGACCCTTGAATGAATTCAAATGTCCCATTTGAATTCTTCAAGGGTTTAAATTCTTTTCGCATATTATGTAAATGAAATCCGTGCTAAT